CTCAAAAGTGAAACCGTTTCCCATTGAACTGAACTTTTCGAGAACAGTCCAACGGCCGCGGAATAACGTCTTCTTTGACCGAAGGTCATCGAGGACGCTAAACCAACGACGGGGGAGTAGGAGCTTCACAAGGTTCCTACAAACGGTGTCGCTCGCATTTCTAAGGTCTAAGGTGCAGAAGTGGCCTCTGCGTGAGGCCTCACTAGCAAGATGCTGGTGAATACTTTGCCCTTCGTTGAGGTCGATACCCCAACGGCGGAGGCGTTCCCTAATAACTCTCCCGTAGGCGAGTTGATAGAAGACGTTGATACTCGGTTCCACGGCAATGCCGCGGTTCTTTGTAGCGTCTTTCGGGACCGTTGAAAAACGGTTCCCAGGAACGCATTCCGGCACCTTCCCGACGTCGCTTGAGGCTTTCGCCCAAAGCGTACCACTCCAGGGAACCAGGAATGGCCAAGCGTCATGTGTGAATTGCGGTACGCTAGACATTTTGTCGGGTATCGTGGTCAGACGCCCTTTGTCGCCAAACGTCGCGCCAGGACCAAACCGACCCATCACAAGGTCGGGGCACGGTCCTAATAGGGAGGAGATAATTTTTCTTGCAGAAGCAAAAAACTTGTGCAAGTCCGTTCGTTCACGATAATAACCAGACTGGATATCATCGATGAACGGATACAACCTCCTGTTAGCGCGAAAGCAACTAGTCTCAGCAGAAACAAAATTCCCCTCAGCGGCGGCCTTGCGGTCGAAACTGGTGGGAAGCGGTTCGAACTTCTTAAGGAAGGACGAAGCGCTGGCGTCACGCCAATATTGTTCAGCGCTGGTATAGTTGAGTGGATCAACCTCCAAATTGGCAAGTTGATCCCACTCTCCATACCTTAACAGTATCGAAGCTGTTAAGGAGCGTGGAGTGGCGAGGCCCTCGTAAACACGAGTGGCCACCTTTTTCACAAAGTGTGAAGTCAAGGTTATGCTCCAAGTCAAGTCACTTCTTGCGCTTCAACCAGTCAATGAGCCATTGACCGAGAAGAACAAGAAGCTGAACGCCGGCTCGCACCTTAGTAAGGAGCGAAGCCGGTAGCGATCGAGCCC